GGCGGCCGTAGCCCTCCGACGCCGCCTCAATCTCCCGCGGCGTCATCCATAGCGCCTTCTCGGGGTCGATCCCGAGGTGCCCGATCACGTGCGCCTCTATGTCGCCTGCGCTTTTGGGGCTGTGTCCGCCTGGCCATTCTCGATCGCGTCCTGCACCTCGCTCGTGATCTGGCGGGACTTGATCTTCTGGAACGCCTCCTGGCAGGCGTCGAGGTCGCCCGGCGTGAACATCATCCCGACGTCCTTGCGGGTCAGGTCCTCGTCAAACGGAAGCATTCCCACCCAAAGGAAGTCGAGCATCTCGCTGAAGGAGTCCTCCGCCTCCTCGGTGTCGAGGTCCTCGAGGTCCAAGCCTTTCTCTTCGGCAAGAACGAGGCCCCAGAGGCACACGAGGACGCGCCGCGTCTCGCCGCCGGCCTGCAAGTGGACTTCCCGTGGGTACTGCTTTTCCATTTCATTAGATGCCGTTATGCGAGTGCTATGCGGTCTCCTGGATGGTGAGGGCGTCGGCCGCGACGAGCGTGCCGGACGTGTTGACGCCGTCCTCGGCCGACTCCACGGGGATCGTGATCTCCGTTTCCGAAAGCCAGGCCTCGCCGGTAAATTCGATGTTGCCGCTCGTCTCAGTGCTCAGGAGGGCCGTGATGCTCGCCGGGGAGGTCGAGAAGATCTGGCTGATGAGCGTGTCAAGACCCGATCCCAGGTTGTTCGACAGCGTCTCGGTGATCGTGCCGTCCGACTCGAGGGAGAAAGTGGCTTCCGTCGCTCCGTCCGTGGGCGTCGGAAACTCGATGTTCGACACGATCCACGTCGCGCTAAAGCTCGTATTGCCGGCCGGCAGCTCAATCTCAACGTCTTCTCTCCCGTTCGTCGAATCCCAGGCGTCGACGAGCAGGCGCGAGGCGTTTCCGGACGTGTAGAACTCGCCCGCGTCGACGTCGACGGTGATTTCGGCGGAGGCCCGGATGATCGACGGCTGCCGGGCGATGTATTCGGAGTTGGAGCTGTTCGCAAACTCGACCGCCTCCCGCTCGAGGGTGATCGTGACCTCCGAGATGCGGCTCAGCGTTGGCGGGGTGCTCCCCGAGGGGTTCACCGTCACCGTCGGCGAAAGCCCCGAGAGCGCCGACGAGTCCTCGATCCAGAGCGCCTCGTAGTCGATGCTCCAGTCCTTCAGCCCACCGAGGCGACGGGCGTAGTTGTCGCCCGTGGTTTGGGTCGGGGCGAGCTCGTTGCTGGCCCGCTCAAGGTTCATCGTGGCGTTCTCTTTCCCGCCGATGGTGTTGGCGTCGCCCTTCAGCAGAAAGTCGATCCCTACAGTCTCAGGCATGGCTTACGACCGCGTAATGCGGTAGGTGATGATAATAATCTCTTCGTAGTAGTCCGGGCCGTCAACCCGGCGGGCCCGCTGCATGTCGCTGCCGGTGAGCTCGGCCTCTAGCACGTGAAACGGTGAGGGCGGGTTCAGCCGGTTCGTGCGGTCCGTCAGCTCCCCCACCGCATCTTGCCCCGTCTTCTTTGCCGACACCTCTGAGCGGGACCGCACGCGGATCGTGTGGGCCAGGTCGGTATGTGTCGAGCCCGTCGTCTTGCGGATCTCCGTCTCGTCGTCGTCGCCGATCTCCACGCCCGGGATGCCTGGGTCGGTGCCCACCTCCGTCGAGAGCGCCGACGAGAGGCGGGACTCGATCGCTTCCTGCAATGCGAGTTTGGAGGGCGTCATAGATTCAGCTCATTGCCGAGCGTGCGCATCTCCTTCTTGAGCTTCGCGGCGCCGGCGTTGAACCCCGGCCGCATAAATGGCATCTCCTTCGTGCCGGTCCGACTAATGTCCCGGGCGATGAGGAAGGCTGCCGCCTCGTTCACCTCCGACTCCGATGCATCCTCCATGCCCTCGGGCGGCGACGGGTTCATGCGCCGCACCCAAATGTCAAGGGACTCCGTCTGACCGGTCACGGCCTTCACTGGCGGGAAGTGCGGCCGCGTCCCAAACTCCACCGCCAGTGAGTAGTCAAAGCCGCCTTCCTGTGTCTCCTCGCCGCCAGCCGCGACGATCGCCTCTAGACTGGAGGCCGAGGCGTTTTGCCGGACGGCAATCGTGCCCCGGAGGGCGCCAGTGCTGTAGCCGCTCTGGCGCTGCTTCAGGCGTTTGATCGCAACCGTCCGGGCAAGGAGCGCCGCCTCGTTGATCTTGTCCGCGATGCGTCGGCGGATCTCCTCGGGCAGCTCGTCAAGGTTTTCCACCGCGACGTCGATGCCGTCAATGTCTACCGTCGTGGAAACGCCCATCAGCGCACCCTCGTGGTGAACACGTCAGCGAACCCGTCTCGGTCGGCGTCGCGCCGGCCGTCGACCCGCAAGATGTCGCCGTCGTACTTGAGCCGGTCCTCTCGGGAGAGGCCCAGCCTGTCGACGACCTCCGTCCGGACCGTCAGGGTCACGCTCGCCGACTCTTCCGGCGCGGAGCCCTCGCGCAGCTCGCTGGGCGACCCCACGTCGGCCGCGGCCCAAAACTCGTCCCCGTCCGAGTACGTGGTCGTGGTCTCCCCGTACTGGTCGGTGCTGTCGGACGGCTCCTGGAACGTGATTCGGTCGTCAAGGCGCATCAATACGGCCTGTACTTGCGGTACGCGCTCTGGTCCTGCACCCGCGCGCTCCCCGAGTGCCCTGGGTCGCGGTGGTCGTAGTTGTATCGTATGTCCCGTAGCAGCTGCTGCTTAAGGCCAGCCGGTAGCTCGGGGTACCCGCAGGTGTATGTAATGCGGAGTGGCTGTCCGTCATTCCGGCCATCAAGCTCAAAGCGGCGTCCACGAACGTCGTAACCCGACGCATCTACCGCCTTCCACGTGTCGGCTTCTTGATCATAGTACTCAACCGTATCCACCGACTCCACGGGCGGCCGCGGTAGGTCGGCCCGCTTGTAAAACTCATCCCAGATCGCCGTTGCCTCCCGCTGGGTGAAAAGGCGGCGAGTGATGTCCTCCGCTTCCTCCCGCACGGCACTGATTACGGTAAGCAGGGGGCCGACCTGTGCGTTCCCGCTGATCCGAAGCCAGTCCTGCGCCTCGCTAACCCCTACAGGCTCGTCATTGTGCGCAACGACTGACGCGCTAAACTGAAGGCCGCGGGGCTTGCGAGGCGACTCCGCCGACCGCTCGGAGATGTCGCCATGATGATGGAAGCCGCTGGCGTGGCTCATCCGTCGTCGCTGCTATCCGGCATCACGTCCTCTTCGGAGTAGCCGGCTTCTCGGACCGCGTCCATCCCGCGGACGGTCTCGCCGCCGGGGAGTTGGTACCAGCCGGCGCCCTTGTCCTTGACCTCCTCACGGGGATCGTCGATCTGGCGCTCGCGCCGACGGACCTCCTCAGGGAGGTAGTCGGCCACCTCCGAGGGTGGGGCCACGCCCGGGCCGTACGTCTGTACGTCCCGGACGCGGCCGGTCACGTCCCGGTCGACGACCACCATGAGCACGTCGGTCGCGTCAGCCATAGGCTCAGGACCGTTTCCGGTCGTTGATCAGCGTCATCCGATCTCGATCGCGGCGAACGCCTCATCGAGGCGAATGTCCCCGCCGTGGGCGCCGTAGAACTGGTAGTCGATCGTGCCGGACTCCTTCTTCGAGTACGGGTCCCGAAGGACCTGCATCGACAGCCGATCGACCAACAGGTAGCCGCGGTTCCAGTCGCCAAACACGATCGGCGTGTCTCCGTCGCCCGCGCTTGCGGTCGTGACGAGGTCCTGCATCTCGACGTACGGCGCGCCGTTGATGGTCGACATCTCCGCGTCGCCGAGGCCAGGCTGCCAGAGGTACTGGTCATCCGCGTCCTTGAGCGTGCGGACGTGGTTGATGGCCTCTCGGGTCAGGCCCACCGTGCCGTCGTCGCGGTAGGTCTTCTTGACCTCGTAGAAGATGTCCAGCACCTCATCGGCCGTGATGGCCGTGATGTCGTCGCTAGACGTGTCGGCGGTGGGGAACTTCCGGCTCGCCGGCAGGCCCGTCACAAGGCCCTGCGCCTGTCCGGAGCCGCTGCCCTGTAGGGCCTTCTCGCCCTCGAACCGCGACATCTCGGTGGTGACGACCTCCCGCACCTCCGCCTCAATGTCGAAGACCGAGTCCCGCTCCATCTGGCGGCTGATCGGCACCGTGATCGAAAACTCGTGCATGTCGACCACGAGCATGTCGCCCGGGTCGGCGCCGAAGTCCGTCGACGTGTCGACGGGGCGCGTGCCGGTCTCGCTCACGTACTGCGCCGTCGGCCGGCCCTGGAGCTTCGGCACCTTAATCTGGCGCCGGTCGGTGGCCCGGGTCCGCACGACCTGCCGGACGGGGCTGATCTCAACCGCGTCCTTGATGATCTCCCGGACGAACTCCTCGGGGGCAAGGGCGTCGGACTGGTTCCCGGACGTGCCGACCGTAATGTCCTTCTCGGACATGTCCTCGGCCATCACCGCCGATTCAATGAGGGCGTCGACCTCCTTGTCGTCGAGGCGTTCCCGCTTGAGCCACTTTGAGAAGGCCTTCATCCCCGCGCCCATGTCCTCACGGGTTTCCGCGGAGAAATCCCGCCGCGACATCCGGGTTTCAAGGTCGTTGATCTTCTCGTTGATGCGGTCGAGGTGGTCCTTGGTGTCGGACAGCTCCTCGCCGAACTTTTCGCGTTCACGCTCGACCTTCGTCTCGACCGTGTCGCGCAGCTCGGCGACGGCGTTCCGAAGTTCATCGGTGTCAGGCATTGGATTCAAGCTCACTTTTGAGAGAAAGAAGCTCCTGGGTGAGCTCTGCCTCCAAGTCGGCCGTAGGCGCGTCCCCTGCACCGGAGTTGGCGGCGGGCTCTGAGTCGCGGCGCTTCTCCGACAGACGGCTCACGAAGTCCTCGTCGGACAGAAGGCGTGACTTGAGCTCCCGTTCGAGCTCTTCGAGGGCCCGTTCATCGTCAAGCAGCCCCTTGACGCCCTGAACCCGGGCCTCGGGGTTCATCGGGATTTGCGTCACCGTAAACTCGTAGTTCTCCACCTCCTTCAGGAGGCGGGCGTTCTTGTCGGAGTCAAAGTCGTCGTCGCGCACCTTGTAGCCGAAAGACATGCCGAGCGCCAGGTCGTGCTTCTCGGCGTGCCGGATGTGGCTCGCCACCTCGCGGCCGGCCTGCGTGTCGGTGTTGACGTGTCCCTTCACCCGCACGCCGTGGCTGTCCTCCTTCGCGTAAGCGACGCCGAGGCGGCTCCCCATGTCGCCGAGGTTGTGGTCGGCCACCAGCGGGAAGCGCCCGTCGTTCTGGTCGATGGTGCGCTTGAACGCGCCCCGTTGCAGGATGTCGCCCCCTCGGTCCTTGTTGCCGAACACCGCGCCGTACGCGGCGAAAACAAACTCCTGGTCCTCCTCGTCCTGCTTCACCTCAAAGTCCTTCGTCTCAAAGCCCATCGTCCGGCGCTCGCCGACGGCAGACTTCCGCTCGGCCAGCTGGGGCGCCGCAGCCTCTTCGGGGACATCGCTACTTTCGATCATGGTCAGCGTCTCCGGGCGGTGAAAGACCGTCTCCCCTTCGCCAACGACCTCGCCCTCGTCATCACGGGTGATCAGTTCGATGATGACGCCCGGGTTGTCCTCCGACGTGTCGTGGGTCGTGCCGCTGGGCTCAAGGCTGCCGCGAACTGTGCGGCCCATTGCAACCTCTTGCACGCGACCGTAGGCCGTGCCACCACTTGACGACCACGAAACGAGATCGCCCTCAGACAGATCGGTGGCGTCTGCTTTCTTGAGAAGCGACTCCAGCCGATCAAATGCGGACTCTTGCATGGCCTCGTCGATCTGCTGGTTTTTGCGTGAGTACCAGCTCCCTGCGTCGCATCCGCCCCAGAGCAGCATCGAGGTCCGTTGCGCGTCCGAGGCCTCCGACAGCGGGCAGTAACTGGATTCGTTGCGGCCGTAGAAGCCGTCCCCTTTCTCAATCTTGTTTCGCGAAAGCGCCTCCCCACGGGCGATCTGCCGCGCCTCCTCGACCGTTTGTTGCTCAAGCCCCTCGCCGCCCATCCCTTCCTCGTGCAGGTCGAGCCCCCGCTGAGCCGCGTCCTGCATGTACTCAGGCGGCGTGGTCAAGACGCCAGCGACCTCCTTGCCCTCGCTCGCGTTCAGGGCGGCGAGTTGATCGTCCGCATCCGCCTCGCTGTTGTGGCAGCCCTCCACGCTTCC